TGCTGGAAGGGCCATGGGCGCCACAGATCAAGCGCATCCTGTACTTCCTGCATAAGATGGGCATCGAAGACGGACCATCGCTGTTGGCGCTGCTGGATGATCTGTCATGGCTGGAAAAAGCCGAGCATAATATTCGCATGCACATTCTGGCCGAGATCGACGATGCTATCATTATGCTACGCATATGCGCCGGCCTGCCGCCGATTGACGATGCCTTGCCCGGTGAAGAACTGACAATCTTTCAGATTATAAGACAAAAACTAAACCATGAAGAAACCTATGGAAAGGTGAAGCATGACCATCGTGAAGGAAGCAGTTGAGAAATACGTCGAATCACAAAAGAAAACCTGGCCACACGATCGCCGGCAAACCATCGGAGCGTCCGAAATTGGTCAATGCGCCCGTAAGATTTTCTGTATCAAGTTCGAAGACGACCCAGACATGGCCGTGCCGCGGGATACCGACTCGCACGATTCATGGGGCGCGCGGGAGCGCGGTAATCTGATCGAGAAATACCTGATCGTGCCGGCGATGCGGCTCAAATACGGGCACCTCGCGATGTTCATGGGCGAGGAACAGAAGACGTTCTTCGTCGGCGATCTCTCCGTCACGCCGGACTGCATTCTTCGCAATGGCGAATATATCCCGGTGGAATTCAAGAGCATCGATCCGCGCGTGACGCTGCTGGAACCAAAACCAGAGCACATCTATCAAGTGCAAATGCAGATGGGGATCCTGAACGCGCTGAAGCAATTCCCTTGCAAGAAGGCCGTTATTTCTTATACGGATGCCAGCTTCTTGTCTGAAACCAAGGAATTCGAGGTCGAGTTCGATCCGGCCTACTATGATGCAGCGCAAAAGCGCGCGCGCTCCATCCTGACTTCCGAGCGCATGGCTGATGTCGACCCAGAGGGCTATATCGCCGGCGGCAATGAATGCCGCTATTGCCCGTTCTCGAACGCCTGCGGCTATCAGCGAAGAGACGTTCCTGATGAAAGCGGCGCGGTCGCGGATCCGCAATTCGTCGCGGAAATCAGCGATTTGGCGCGACAATACAAATTTGCGCAAGCCGCGGTCGACGTCAGCGAGAAGCAGGTGCGCGAATTGCAAACGCAAATCAAGACGCGCTTACAGGACAAGCAATTACGCCGTGTAGTTGGTAACGGCGTAAGCGTGAGTTGGAATTCTGTAAAAGGCCGCGAGAAAGTCGACACTGAGGGCTTGCGCAGCGAGGCTGTTAGGTATGGCATCGATGTGCAGCAATTCGTTTCGACAAGCGAGCCGACCGACCGGCTCACCGTGACCGTCAAGGAGAAGCAATGACCGACGATATGATCGAGCGGGTGGCGCGGGCGCTATTGGTCGCTGATAGGAGCGCCATAGCGCCGGGTTATTATCAGCACATGGCCCGCGCTGCCATCAAGGCGATGCGGGAGCCGACAGACCACAGTGAAATCCAAGTTTCCTACGACTTGGCGCGCGAGGACAAGGACCTCACGACCGCCTCAATAGTTCGAGTTTTTGAGAATGGCTTCAAAGTGCTTTGCCACCTTCATGGCGAAGATGCCGAAGCATTTGTCGATGCTTGGAACAACCGTACTTCTGCCTGTGCAGAAAGGTTTTCTTCGCTCAAGTCCTAACCAGCCCCCTATGAGCGAAGGGAAGCGCGCCGGTAAAAACCCGGAGGAGAGCACGCAAAAGCGCGCACACGCGCCTGAAAATACTCTCCACACAAACTGCCATGATAGGAGAACAGAAATGGCAAACATACCCATGGAACGTGAACAGAAAACGGAAATCGCAACCAACGAAGATTACAACCCCTATATCGACTACGGCAACACCGCCAATCGCAGCAACATCGTCGGCAAGCTTCTCAAATTCACCAAGCTTGGCGATTGGGTTTATGGCGAAGATGGCAGCCCGATGCCCGAAGGCCATCGTCTGATCGCGCACATGGGCGATCTCGCGGTCGGCTGGATCAAATGGGAAGACGGCAAGCCCGTCGAAACCATCATGGGGCTGGTGCGCGATCGCGGCACGCCGCGCTTCCAGGTCCCGACGCGCAGCGAGCTCGGCGATAACGACAAGGCCGATTGGCCAGTCGATGGATCGGGACTGGCGCGAGATCCCTGGCAATCGTCGAATTGGCTGATCCTACTGGATACGGCAGGCCAGCTTTATACCTTCGCCCCGACGTCGAAAGGCGGCAAGCAAGCGCTGGCTCGACTATCGAAAGACTATGGAATTGCCATGCGGCATCGACCCGGCGAATTCCCCGTCGTGACGCTCTCCGGCGATGAATACGAACATCCCAACAAGCAGTACGGCATGATCCAGATTCCGGTCATGACGATTGTGGGATGGGCCAAGCGTAAGATCATCGACGACGCACTGGACGTCGGCTCGCAGATCAGCGAGCCGGTGTCCGCCGATGAATCGCCGGTCCGGACGATCCCGCCCAAGAACGATTACGCGGCCGTCAAAGGCAAGCCAGTCCAAGCCAAGTCCCGCTTCTAAGACCCTCATTCAGCCCGGCTGGCGAAAACGCTGGCCGGGCTTTTTCGTTTCGGGGGAAACGCCATGACGCATCCCACAATCGATTATCTCCGTCGCTTGTTCGGACCGGCTACCTTGCAGCCGGTTTTTATTTGCTCTCTGGTCAATGGAGGCACTGGCTCCAATGCCGGCGTGCGCTCCATCCACAGCCGCGACCACCAAGCCATCTACACCTTCGTCAATCGCTGGGACCGGCCCGGCCGCGGGCTGTACTATTGCATGTCGACGATCGGCGAGGGCAAACCGCGCAACAAGGACAACTGCCTGGAAACGCCCGCGTTCGTCATCGACGTCGATTTCAAGGATCTCGACTGCGAGCCGGCGACCGCGGAGAACCTGATCCGATCGCTCCGCCTGCCGCCAACCGGCATCATCCGCACCGGCCACGGCCTGCATTGCGTCTGGATGCTCAAGGAAGCCTTGGCAACACATGAGGTTTTGTCATCTATCGAAACGGTGTTGCGCCAGCTCTGCGATGTCATTGGCGGGGATCTCGCAGTTGCGCATCCGGCTGCATTGCTGCGCCTGCCCGGTTCGCATAACAGCAAGAACGGCGAATGGACGGAGGTCGAGGTCGTTTCCTGGGCTGACCGCTTTTACGAGCTTGACGACCTTGAAGAGTGGTTAGGCGAGCAAAGCGTCGTCATTAAAAGGAAAATCGAGAACAAATCAGGAAATGGCAAACTACCGCCCTCAAATCCCTATTTGGAAGCGGCAGAACAAATCGGGTTCAAGCCGCCAGTAGATGTTGCGCAACGTCTTGAGCAGATGACCTACATGGGCGCAGGGGATGCCGGTGTTCATATCACTCAGTTGCAAGTCAGCGCTTCTCTGATCAAGCAAGGCGTTCCTCAGGGTGAAGTTATCGACTTGCTGCTTGCCGCCTCGCGTTGCGCCGCGGGAGAATATGGCGCGCGCTGGAATTGGGCGCGGGAGCAACGCAACATCGAAAAGATGTGTGTCGGCGCGTTCGAAAAATATGGCAGCAGGAAGGAATTTATCAATGAAATCAAGGTGGCTAGTGAAGTGGCAACAGAGGCAGCGCGAAGCGCTGAACGGGGGCCGGAAGAAGCCGTCGCTGCTGAGCGACAGCCAGATCGACCGGAACAGGCGGGAAACATCGTTGACTTCGGCGCAGCGCGCGAGGCTGTTGTGGCTAAGGCAAAGGGTGTTGCGCAACAGGTAAAGGGAAAGAAGTTCAAGCGTATCTCGGAGGCCGTCAAGGAAGTTCTGGGCGAGGAATTTATGTTCCTGCAAGATGTCGCCTGGCGATGCGAGGATGGGCGATGGATTCTTGTGGATAATTTCAAGTCGTGGATCAACGTCGAAATCCAGAAATGCGCCGACGCGCGGAAGGAAATCTGCACGATCAATCTTCGGAACGAGGTTCGTGCCGATATCGAAGCCGACGAAAAATTCAGACGCGACAGCGTCCCGTGGAACCGCCACGGCTTGATCCCCACCCTGTCCGGCCTGGTCGATCCGAGCTCTCTCGCTGTCCGGCCCGCGACCCCAAGCGATTACTGTTCCTGGTGGGTGCCGGTCAAATTCAACTGGGAAGCTCCCTGCCCGCTCTGGACGCGCATGCTTGCCGATTGCTTCCCCGACGACGACGAAAAGGACAATATCAAGTCCATCCAGCAATTGATGGGTGCCGGCCTGTGGGACGACCGCCCAAGAGGGTTGCGGCGCGCCATGATTCTGCATGGCAGCCAGAATTGCGGCAAATCAGCCATCCTGACTGTTTGCGAGGCTCTGTTCGGGGGATCCATTTCCGTCGAGCTTGATCAAGTCGAGGATGGGAAGCATCAGTTGACGCCTTTTCTCAGGCGACTGCCCTGGATCCTTCACGAGGCTTTCGATCAAAGCACATGGCACACATCGTCTATCGTCAAGTCGCTCATCACTGGCGACCAGGTGACTGCCGAAATCAAGTGCGGCCCGCATGTTCCGGTGACGTATACCGGGCCTGTGTTCTGGGGAACCAACCATGCGCCAAAATTCAAGGAAAATACCGAGGCGATTATTTCCAGGATCTTGCCCATTCATTGCCAGGCTCGGTTCGACGATGAAAACCCTGTTGGAGTGGCCAAATGGGCGTTGAACGAGAAGTTTGCCGGGCCCGGGCATATGGTCGCCGCGAAGGAACTCGAAGGCGTGCTGGCCTGGGCCGTGGATGGGTTGCGACAAGCGCGAATGCGGGGATCGATCGTCATCAGCGCCGAGAGTGTCGAGACCAAGAAGGAAATCTATCGAGAGGCTAATCTTGTCGAGGGGTTTATCGAGGAATGCGCCGATATCGACAAGGACTGGGAGATCAGCCATGTCGATTTCTATCTGGCTGTTCTCTGCTGGTATGTCTTCAATTTTGGAGATGGCAGCCGGCGAACGCCAAGCAGTAAGCAGATCGGCATGAATATCAAGTCGCTTTCCAATCCGGCCATAGGGCAGCGGAAAGGTACAGATGGTGTCAGGCTTGTGACCGGGATCAGGCTCAACGACAAGGGTGGGGAATATCATAAGCACGGCCGGGAATCGGAAGCTTATGGGAAAGTGGCAATTGGTGCTAGCGCAGGGGATCCCAACAGGTATCGACCTAGGGTTGTGGATGGAACCTGAATGGCAGATGTGGAATGGCAGATGTGGAATGGCAGATGTGGATGGCAGATGCTGCATTGCGACAAAAAATCTGCCATTTATCTGCCATCCATCTAAGCGATTGATTACTCTATCTTTTAACGAGATGGCAGATAATGGCAGATTATTTTTAGTTATGGAAAATTCTTAGATAAAAAGGTATAATAATAAGGAGAAAGAAAAAAAGTAATATTTTGAGGAGAATAGAAAAAATCTGCCATTTCTGCCATTCGCGGGATGGTGGTTGGCAGTCGTCGTCGTTGGGTGAAAATCGGGTACTCAACTTAAAGGAATGGCTATGGGACGAAAGCGCAAGGCAAAACCTATCCCATCGGTCGCTGAGCTTGCGGCAGAGATTCCGACCAACGAGCGCTTGGCGCGAGCCGCTGGCTACTACGTTCAGACCGGAGCTACGCGGCGTAATCGCCGATATGTCATGATGGATGACAATCTGGGGCGCCTGGTCTTTCGCAAGCAATTGTCGCAGCAACAGTATGTTGCACTGCAACGCTACGCGCTGCACTGGTATGCTGGTGGTCTTGCGGGCGCGTTGTCTAGCTTCGACCTTGATCGTATCAGGGCCATGAATCCGTCAGGGATGGGTGGCTTGGCGCGCAACGAGCGCGAGCTGACGCATAAGAAAATCTATCGGGACGCGCGTTTGTCGATCGGGGAGGAGCCAGCCTATGTCGCGGATATGGTCGCGTGCCATGATTACCCTCTGCATGCCGCTGGCGTGGCGTTGGGGTTCGCTTCCCCGTCTCGGGGAAGGGAGAGGGCCGGAGAACAGCTAAAACTCGCAGGCGAGCGCCTGGACGCGTTCTGGAGGGCAATTGACAAAAGGACGCACTAGGTATCTTTTTGGGCAAAATCAAGCTTCAGGCGCCACAGCAAGCGGCAAACCGTCATGCTCGACCAGGTTCCGCCTCGGGCAGTGCGAAAGCGCTGCTCGTTCAATTCGCGGGCGATCTGGCGCGTGGTGAGATGCTGCAGCGGTTCTAAAACGTCACGAAGCGACTCGGCATAAAGCCGAGCCGTTTCGCGCTGTTTATCGCAGCCAGAGTGTTTCATTCTACTAGATGTAGAAATACGCCTTCTGGTCTCCCGTCAATCCCGTCAAACCATGTCGCATCGTAGATGCCGGTCACGGCGCGAATGATGTCCGAGGGAATACGTTGGGTCAGTTTCAGGATCGTGGTCTCAAGTCGGAAGCGATTGAGCGCTTCGCGCGCTGTCAAGCCATAGCATTTGGTGTCGACAATCCTGCCTTGTGCCGTTTGCCAGCGAATGATGTAGATGCGCATGGATCACACGATCGGGTAAATGATCAGGCTATAGACGGCAAGGATCGGTCCTAGCGCAAGCGCGATCATCAGCGAGATCAGAACGGTTTCGAGTTGCTTTGACATGGTTTTGGTTTCCTTTTCACGGTTTACTGAGCTAAGAATGAAAAGATCAGGATAAACGCGGCGAGATTGATTGCCGCACATATCAGATTAGTCGTCCATTTGTTGTTGATGGTTTGCATTTTCATTTTTCCTTTTCACGGTTCACTACTGCCTCAAGGCGCGTAGGCTTTCGCCGCGCGCCGTGAGAGCGATGTTTTTAGTTTACTTGCCGCAGTACACGTCCCATGGATCATCGACCCATGGTTCGTTACTTGACCATTGCAGGTCGGGATACAGCACGTCGACGATCCTACCGTCGCGTTTCAGGGCCATGGTGACAACAGGGCGATCATAGTTGATACAGGCTTGCATCCTGTCCTGTACGATGAGGCGTGCTACGCGCTCATCGGTACCAAGATGGAAACCGTGCTGGCGCGACTTGCCTTCGGTTTCCTCGATTGACAGCGTAAAGGGAGCGGGCATAGCTTTAGTTCCTTTCGATTACTGGTGTTCACAAAAAAGGGCGCGGCTTGCGCCGCGCCCTTTGAAGTTATGCATGAACCAAGACTGGAACGCGGTCCTTGATCAGGGGCAACAACAGCCCCATGCCTTGTTCTTTCAGTTGCGCGCCGCTGCCGAATTGCGATGAAAGACACTTGCTTTCATCGTTACCCGATACGCGGTCATGGTCGACATAGCGGGTTAGCGCCTGTAATGCCGCCCATACCGAACCATCAGCTGCACCCTCTTTGACGCTCGTCTTATAAGCGTTGTTCAAGGTCGAAAACTGATTGCTCTTGCGCGCGCTGATATCGTCGCGCTTGGCGTCAAAGGGAATATCCAAGATCTGTTTAAAGAACGTGGATACCTGTTCCTTTGACATCTCAACGTCGGCCATTGCGTCGCCAATCGCCTTGTATTGTTCAAAGCCCTTGGCAATCGCCGCAAGCTCGCGACCAACTTTCGCAGCGTCAAACTTTGTGGAATGACGCGTGCGGATTGTCGCGGACTTTTCGGCCAGCGCCATGTCTAACGTGTTGTTACACACGGTGCGAATCATGGTGCCTTTGTTGATGGTCGACCCTGTGCCGTCAAAGGTGGTTGTCATCAGCAAGCGAGCGACATGGTTGTCGCCACCTACCTTCATGTCACCGTTGAACGTCGCGGTCGCCCAAATGATCTCGCCGTTTCTCAGCGAACCAGCCACGTCAAGCTTGAATCGGTCATCAACCGCAATGTAGCGGTCGAACCAATCCAAAACCTCGCGCGGCTGTACCGGCTGATAACGGTTAGACACATAGCCGAGCGGATGGCCATTGTCCGAACGCACTACAAAGTTTCTGTCTTCGACTTCGCGAAACCGTTTCGCCGCTTCGATGTGATCGAATTGCGAACCAGACAGCGAAGCAATGGCAGGAACCTTGATGGCTTCCCAATTGAGGCCAGCATCTACAGCCCATGAATCGATTGATGCATCGGGCTGTTTTTGCGTGCCAAGACGGTGCCAAATGTCACCGCGCGAACCAGTGAAAGCAATGTTTGCGCGACCATTCGTCATGTCAATGTTATGGGACATTGTGTAGTCTTTCTGGCTTCAGTGAGCCTTTCAAAAGCGTTGCCGTTCGCCAAGAGCGACAAGGTCTAAACTTCGGACACAAGCCGCCCTTGGCGATCTGTTTAAAGTTGCCGGATGTCCCGTGCGATGGCGCGCAATAAGCTCCGTCCAGTCACGCTCAACCGCGCAACCCGAAGCCCTACGCGGCAGACGCCGTGGGCCGGAGGGGCGGGCAACGCGCTCGCCCCTGATCAACACGAGCAATGTAGGGCAAAACATACGCGTAGGCAAGTCACAACATCGTGAGGACGAATGGTATTCAAGCAAGTCAGAGAACCAGCTCGCCATCCGGGCGGCCGGCCGTCGACCTATGAACCGCGCTTTTGCCAGATGGTCGTCGACTTCATGGCAAAAGGGTTTTCGCTCACAGCATTCGCCGGATCAATCAAAGCCGGCAAGCAAACGGTCTATGGCTGGATATCCGAATATCCAGACTTCGCCGAAGCCGTCGAACAAGCGCGCGCCGCTCGTGTCAAAGCGCTCGAAAATAAAATGCTGCGCGCCGACAAGATGTGTCAAACCTCGGCTTCGATCTTCGCACTGAAAAATGCCGACCCGGATGAATGGCGCGAAGTGCGCTATGCGAGCTTCGAACATAACGTCAGTCTCGGCAGTCTGACTGACGAGCAATTGCTTGCCATCGCATCTGGCCAGAAACCCTCCGCTGTCGGCGCTATCGACGTGCAATACAATCGCTTGCTCGAAAAACCAAAACGTTATCAGCAGAAATAAATCAGAACGTAATTTATCAGCCGATAAACGCAGCGCGAACAAGAGTTTTCGTACGTTGTAATCGCCGATCGCGCGCACCAGGCTCGCCGAGCGCCTGGTCGGCCTGGCTCGCTGCGCTACGCTCGCCCTGGCGCACTGCGATGCTGCACACGCGCTGCATCAGCGCTAATTCATCAATGATATCAACGCTCACAATCGGATTTTATATCCGATGCTAGCGCTCGCGGAGGGTGCAGCGCGAGGTCGACGCACGCGGGGAGGGGAAAATTTTTTAGGCGCGAAAGAATTATTTTTGATTCGCGCTGTGCATCTCGCCCGCTCGTAAACAGCGGTTCTGTTTTTCGGAAGCATGCTTTTTGTACGGTTCTGGTAATCGTAAGGAGAATATGATGGGCGAAATATATAGAGGCTCGCTGGTGATTCCGGATGATGATCGTGCCAACACGATTGTGGTTCGCTATCCGCCGGTTGATCCTGTGACGCAGACGGTAGGTCCGGTGGTTTATTCGGCGACGTCGCGGACGGCGTGCAAGACGTGGGTGGACGGGCAGGGCTGGGCGACGTGAGGCTATTGACGATCGTACCTTTTGTACTGTTGTCGTCGCTGCCCGCGTCGTTTCCTGTGTTTGCGCAGCAGGGCAATCCGCAATATCCACCGCCGCCGGCGCCTGGCTATGTGTATGCGTTGCCTTATGGCGGATATGCGGCCTATGCGGGAGCTGGGACCAGCGCGCTGGTGGTTGCGGGCGACATATATTGTGTACGAGGCAGCGACACGCAGAATGTACAGATCACCAAGATCGGGCTTTCGTCGGTAGCGACGGGAGCTACGACGGTGAATGTTTCTGTTGTTGTGCGCTCGTCGGCGAACGTGGGCGGGTCGCCCAATGCGGTGACGATCGGTGGTTATGATCAGAACAAGCCGCCGGCTAGTGCTGGTGCAACGTCGTATGATGCGGCGGGTGCATTGGGGATACCTGTTGCCACGGTGAGATCTGCGAACATTGCGGTAGGGGCCAAGGGTGGCAACAATGCCGGGATTGGGGAGTTGCTGTTTCGGTTTGAGCCATCACCGCTGCTTTTAAGAGGGTCATCGCAGTTTGCGTGCATCAATGTTGGCGCGATTGGGGCTGGCGCGACGACGAGTGTTTTTCATGAACATGTCGAGACAACGGTAGGCTTCCCATGAGACGTACATTTTTAGCGGCTGTGGTGATTGGCTTGTGGTCGTCGTCGGCATTAGCGGCGCAGCGGGTTTGGATCACGGAATTTTCGTCGCTGGCATCGGCTAGTGGGTCTGGAACGGTACAGATTGGACGATTACCGGCGGTAGCACGGCAACAATTAGATGTAACTGCTGGAGCGCAAACGAGTAACGCGTTCAACCAGTCGACGAATTTCATCAGGGTTATTTGCGAGGTTCAATGCGCAATTCGCGGCGATGGGGTGACGGCAACGAGCAATGATTTATTGATGGTACCGTTTGGTGCGGAGTATTTTGGGATTACGCCGGGGTCGACGATTTCGGTCATAGCGGCGCCGTGAGCACGAATTGTGATGGCGCGATTTGGCACATCCGGAGCTGGATTTGCACGAGCAACAACGACACATGCTGCGGGAACCAGTGGATCACCGACGCCGCCTGTATTGATATTGGTATCGGCGACGACGATCGCGACGTTTACGATCGATGTCGACAACACGATTGGCGCGGGCGATCTTATAGAGCTTCAGGTTCAGACGACGGGAGGGAGTTGGTCGCCACTGGTAGCGGATCCGATTCATACGATCACGGTTGCAGAGGACACGGCGAATTCGATTAGTCTGTCGCTGGGATTGCCGAACGGGTCGTATGATGCGCGGGCGCGGGTCGAGAAGACATCGACGGGGTTGTATAGCAGTTTTTCGAACACGGTGACCAACTTCACGATTAGTGGGGTTGTCGCGAGCACGCAGATTTATTTTCTGGCGATCGAGGGTTTCTGATGGCCAATCTCAAGTCGATTACGTTTTCGGGTGGGTCGCAGACGGCGACGGGCGCGGTTTCGACGCTGGACGGAGCGACGGCGTGGCTGGCTGGGCAAGGTGTGGGGCTGACGTGGACGACGCACATGTCGACGGAGCTGAACTCGCTTGCGAGCACGAACGCGATCTTGGCAAGTGCTGATATTGTCAACGGCACAGCGCTGGATCGGTACATGGATGTGTCGCTGGCGTTGGCGGCTATCACTACGCCCGCTACGGCGGGGCTGAACGTTTCCCTGCACATTTATAACCTTTCCGATGCCGGGGCTTTTTATGGGGACAACAGGTTTGTGACTGCGGCTGTCGGCCCTCCCAACATTGCGCCATGTGCAACGATTCCGCTGGTTATCAATGTGACGCAGGTACAATACGGACAGGCGACAGGGATCGTGATCCCACCCGGGACGTTCCGTCTGGTTCTGACCAACAACGCAGGCGTAGCGCTGGCTGCATCTGGAAATACGCTGAAATATCGGACCTATAACTGATGCTAACCGTCGTACGGCGAAGGCTTATTCGATCAAGAGCGGGTCTTGATTCAGCGCATATTGCGGCTGGCGGCATACAGTTATGTGCCGTCGCGAGCGGGGGGAATTTCGTGGATATGACCAACGGGGGCATTGGGACGATTGGCGGCGCCCCGGTCGCCGTGATGGACGGTGCCCTTGGCCCTGCTGTCAAGTTTGCGGCGAATCCTGATAGTATTGGTATTCCCGGCAAGTCAACCATGTCCTATGCCACCAATACGCTTGCGGTGATATTTCGGATAAATACAGTGACATCTACGCAAGCCTTTCTTTCGACGGGCACAAGCGGAACTGATCTTAACTTTCTCGCCACCACTACGAATGGCGCAAACAACTTTTTAACAGTATCGCGTCAAGGGCTGGCGACAGCGGGCAACTTAGTAGCGGCCCCTGTAGGCGGCCCTTACTTCTTTGCCGCAAGCGAAAATCAAGTTGCTGGTACGAGCGCCATTAACTGGGTGGGGGCAGATCTCGCGACCGGGCAAATTACAAGCGGAAGCACTTCCATTGGTTCATGGTCGTTAGGCATACGCAACGGCACTTTCAACATTGGTTCTCGCGGCGCGGGTAACCTTTTTGGATTGTCGAATATCTCGGCGGCCATGATCTCAAATCAATTTCTGTCCATTTCTGTGCTCCGACAATGGGCCACCGATCCATGGAGCCTATGGTATCGTAAATGACCGGCATAATTCAGACCGGGTTTACGCCCGACCCGTCGATGATGAAAAACTTTCTCTGCCTTGCAGGCTCCTTGCAGAGTGGCGGCGGGGCTGATCCGAACTGGCCGACCAATATGAATGAGCTTGGCTTGCCGGTCGGTACGGTTAGCGCTGCGCACAATATCTTCGGAAACTTCAAACTGCCGAGCAATCTGACGTCATCGACGGTGCTGGTTCTGGCATGGCAAGGAACGGCGACGGCTGGCACTGGCGCGATCGTGCTGCAGCGGGCTCCGCCTGGCTTTACGGTCGTCAGCGATCCGGGGTCGGTTGTTGTAGGAAGCACAGGGTCGAATCTCAGTGTTTCCGGTACGAATGGCTATGTGGAATTCACGCTGCCTTCCCTCGTCTTCCCGACAACGATTACGTTGAGCTATCAGAACGGCGCCGTGTTTTCCGGCATGACGAAATTGATAGTTTGCAGGAAAACCGATTACAACACGGTCCTGAGTCCGTCCACTCCGGGCGACCTGATCACAGATGATTATGTCAATGCGTGGAAGGCACTCAATCCGAAGACAATCCGTTTTCTCGGCGGCATCGATATTGACGACGCCTGCAATATTACGCAGCGTGGGTATATGCCGAATTGGAATGCGTCAATATATTGGGCGGGTCCGCGATGGCTGCCGACCTGTTGGGCGGGGACGGCAAGCGGGACGAATAGCTATACCATAGGAGGAGCGACCGATACGCCAGCGGCCTATACACATGGCGAAGTTCTTCAGTGCAATTTTACCAATGCGTCAAACTCGACGCCGGTTACGATCAACGTTGCGGGGCGCGGTGCCGTCCCACTACTGACTTCAAGCGGCTTTGCGGTATCATCGGCTGCAATTGGCACTTCGAACAGCTATACACTTACTTATGATGATCTGCTGGGTGGCTACGTTCTGTGGGGGTCTAGCGCGGGCTATGGGAGCACGGGAGTCGTTATGCCTCTGGAAATCCTGGTGGCTCTGTGCAATCGCGTCGGGTGCTCGATGTGGCTGAACCTGCCTCTGCATATCACCACGAAGAACTCCATCATGGAGCCTGCCAACTCGGTCAGCCAAATCGTTAGCTACATTTCATCCAATCTGACCGGCGGCGATCTGTATCTGGAGTTCGCCAACGAAATCTGGAATTTCGGTGGGGCCTTTGGTCCCCAGACGAACTTCGCTAATGCCTGTGGTGCTGCGTTCGGTTTTCCTAGTGGCAACAACGAACAGCATTATGGGTTCTACGGCTACAAGGTTTGCGTAGTGCAGCCGCTTGCCAAGACGGCTTGGACCAATGTTACCAACAAACTGAAAATGATGATGGTGTTCCAGGCGTTTGGCCCCTCCGGAGGAACGAACACCTATCGTCTGCAAGGTGCTGATCTGGCATCGGTTGCCAACGGCGGGCAAGGCAATGCGACTTGGATTAGCTACACCGGGAACGCGAATTACCGTGTGTTCCCTAATCGTCCGGTGGATCTTTGCGACGGGCTGGCTTACGCCAATTATTGGTCTGGTGGTCAGTGTACGAATTTTGATCCGAATTACACGAGCAAAGGCTCAGCCCAGACGATCACAAATGTCTCGACTTCGACGGCCGGGCAGCCCGGTGTCATTACCTACAGCGCCGATCCTGGGTATTCGACCGGAACAAGGGTTGCCCTGGCCAGTATTGTGCAGACGGGCTCCCCTACCCTGAACGGTATGAATGTTACGTTGACGAAACTGACGGCCACTACTTATTCGATGTATACCGATGCCACGCTGGCAACGCCTGTTGATACCTCGGCCTTTGGGTATACCAGTGGTGGGAATTCACAGTCTTATCCGCCTGTCAGCGGGTTGACTGCGTGGGCCGACCTTTATGCGACCGGGACTGCTGCGAATATCGATAGTGCCTTTCAGTCTCTTGATGCCGATCTGGAAGGAACCAACAATGGACAAACTACATCGAGGCTGAATACGCAGATCTATCCGACTTGGGAAACAGTGGCAGCGGGTTATGACGGAGCCCGTCCGGTTGGAAAATTGAATCTGACGATAGAAATGTATGAAGGGTCCTGCGAAGCAGCCTCGCCGAGTACGGCTAGCTGCACGACACTCGGGATTGCCACATCTTACAGCACAACAATCGGCAATCTTCTCACAGGTTACAAGAACTCGAAGTACTTCTACAATCGGGTACTGAAGGTTCACAACCAGTTCAAGGCGGCAAGTCCGACTAGGACAACGACAGGAATCTGGTTTTTGTTCTGCCCGTACAATCAGTGGTCAATGGTGCATGCGACGGCGCTGGACATCTATGATGTTGCGGCAACCGGCGCATTTCAGTCGTATTATGCGGTCAGGAATTTGAATACGGCCAGGCGGCGGTTTTTCGTGGCGACCTAGGAGAACCCAGATGCCCGATCTGGATCAAGGCGGCACATTTCGTGAAACGCTGGTTCACCAGCAGAAAGAAGGTAGATAATGGCACAACAAGTGACGATCGTCGGCACGATGACCGACTCTGAAGGCAATACCAAGCAAGTCACAATCAACGGCATTGGGCAGTTATTGGTGGATCCATCTTATGGGATCCCGGCGCCGCCTCCTGTGGCAGGACATCCGCTTCCACCGCTCCAGGGTCCGGTCGATCCTGGTTACGGGATCCCTGGACCGCCTCCGCAGCCGGCGCATCCAATTGTGCTGCCGCCGACCGATCCTCCGCCGATTGATCCGCCGGAAGTGCCGCCGGGGCTGTCGCCGCCTCCGGGTTGGAGCTGGTTTTATACGCAGCGGTTCGGCTGGGTGCTGATCTGGATTCCGGCAGGTGGTGGCGGGAAACCGCAGCCTCCGGGCGGTGACCGACCGACGGTGACACCGCATAAGTGACTGACTTCACTGACTTCACTGACTGCAATCGATTGGCCCCATGTCTAAACTGACATGGGGTCATGGAAGGAGTTTGCACAATGGCAACATGGCGAGAGATGACGCGTGGCGATCGCGACAGCAGTGGCAAGTGGCATCATACGGCTGGCGATGGGTATCGCGGCGAGCGCAGCATAGACAAGCTTGGACGCACGCCAATTACGAAAGAGGAGAGTGGAATGAAGCATGGCCGTCCGACGGATGATGAGTGGACGGCGGAGCGCGAATTGCAGGAAAAGAACGATGCCGGTAAGCGCAATCCTGGCAAAGGCGTAGAGCCTCATAGCAAAGGGAGTACGTGATGGGCAAGTGGCGAGAGATGACCAGCGGCAGCCGCGACAGCGGCGGCAAGTGGCAGGAATCGGCT